CTGCTATTCGATAGGTATCCTATCAGTTGCAGCAGTCAGATCCATACTATGGAAATGACTCTTAGCTTGGATTTGTCCTAGGCGCGCTCCTTGATTAAAGGTCGCATCACCTTCCTATCTCCGAAGAAGAAGTAACTACTCTTCATGTAGGGGAAGGAGGGATGTTTGTGACCAATAGTCAAGGATGGCGATGACCCTCGACTTGGCTTCTGGATCATGGACAACACTCAATCTTCTCTAAGAAGAAGGAAACTTCAACTTAGTGAGGAAAGAGTTTTGTTCAAGTCCAGACCACTATGTACTAACTAGTCCCATATACCTTTTGAGCTCTGCTCCTCCGATTGTATAGAGGTCATTCCTCTACCAATCTGGGAGTATACTTAATTGGTATACGGACGTATCAAGGGCTTGGCCGCAAGGCCCTGCCTTTGAAGTAGTATGTGGTGCCGTCCAGTCAATGTTGATCCTTGGGAACTAGGTTTCAACCATAGACCTTACCTTAGGTAGGAGTTCCTCATAAGAGGCCCTATCGATAATAGGTGGGTTTGTGATTGTTTCCTAGTTCGGTTTCGATGTTCCTGGCAGACTTCTTGATAAAGTCAGCTAGGTCATCAAAAACCGTTTATCCCAATGATCTCCATTGAGTAGGATGAACTAATGGGATGCCATACGTGGCTACCCCATTTTGTTTATACCTACAGCTGGATGAGCCGAGTACCTGAGGGGTTGTCCTGCGATTGCTCGGGTCATGTGGAGTCTCACGGCTTTCAGAATAGCGATTGCCCCTAGGGGCCCTCGTGTTTTCTGAAGCTTAGTGATAAACTCTACATGTCTCTTTGCAATTGCTTGATAACGCTCTCGTCTGTCAGTCGGTAGATAGTATTGAGTTAGCCAGACCAAAAGTTTGGTTAATTTAATATTGTTGAAAACTGTATAGATGCTGAGTTCATCGTTATAGGTGTTAATCAGCTCCTAGCGTGTGACCGATAGGTTGGGGTGTTAGCCCGTTATCGGCTTACTATTAGGTCCCGTAAGGGATTCTAGTAAGTGCCGGTGGCTGGTTAGCATTCCTCCTATAACCCGGATTGCTTTCGCTTCCGAAAGGAAGGTGCGGTTCTCTCCGGTGGGACTGTAGAAAAGCTCTGCAGTTCTGCCTGGACGGGCCCGACTCGCGAGAG